ATTAAAATAGAATATATAAAGTCCACCAACAATACAGAGGCCTTTTTCAAAGGTCTCTATTAGTCTAAAAGAAATTAAAGAAATTAAAGAAAATGCAAAATTCAAAGTTATTTACAGAGAGAGTGGAATATAAGCCATTTGAATATCCTGAATATTACACGGAAGGATGGTTAAAACAGATGCAGGCGTTTTGGTTACATACTGAAATATCAATGCAAGGAGATGTTAAGGATTGGAATGAAAAACTAACTCCATCAGAAAAGAATTTAGTAGGTAATATCCTTTTAGGATTTGCACAAACCGAATGTGCTGTATCAGATTACTGGACAGGAATGGTTACTAAATGGTTTCCAAAATGGGAGATTAAACAAATGGCAATGGCCTTTGGTTCTCAAGAAACTATACATGCAACTGCATATTCATATTTAAACGAAACATTAGGTCTTGAAGATTTTTCAGCGTTCTTACACGAACCGGCAACTGCAGAGAAATTTGAACATCTAGCATCTATTGATTCAGATTGGACTCATGAAGATTTACAAACAAATCCAATCGCTAGAAAGCAAGTTGCAAGATCATTAGCAATCTTTTCAGCATTTGCAGAAGGAGTTTCTTTATACTCTTCATTTGCAGTTCTTTATTCGTTTCAAATGAGAAACATGTTAAAGGGTATTGGACAACAAATGAAATGGTCAGTTAGGGACGAATCATTACATTCAAAAATGGGATGTCAGTTATTTAGACAAATGTGTGCTGAATATCCTGAATTAATAGAAGATGTAAAAGGAGACGTTCTTAGAGCTGCAGAACTAATGGTTGATATGGAACATAACTTTATAGATATGATATTTGAACAAGGTGATTTAGATAATCTTAAAGCAAATGACTTAAAGCAATTTATATCAAAAAGAACAAATGAAAAGATTGCTGAACTAGGATATGCTAAAGGACCTTTCATGGAATATGATGAAGATTCAGCCGGTGCACTAGATTGGTTTTATCATTTAACAGGAGGAACAACACATACTGACTTTTTCGCAGTAAGGCCTACAGATTATTCTAAGGCTGGAGAAGATGAAAACTGGGACGAAGACGAATTATTTTAAAATATAAACTATGAGCAAAGAATTTAAAAACCACGGAGAGGAACTCGGATGGGAACTTGGAACACACTTTCCAACATGGGCAAATACAGAAATATACGTTAAAACAATTAGTAACGGATATTTATTAAAAGGCGAAACACCTAAAGATGCATATTGGAGAGTAGCAACTACTGTAGCAAAAAGACTCGATAAGCCAGAATTAGCAAGCAAGTTTTTTGATTACATTTGGAAAGGTTGGTTAAACTTAGCAAGCCCAGTACTTTCAAACACAGGAACAGAAAGAGGATTGCCAATTTCATGTTTTGGTATCGATGTTGCAGATTCCATATTTGATATTGGAAACAAGAATTTAGAATTAATGTTACTTGCAAAACACGGAGGTGGAGTTGGAGTAGGAATTAATCAAATCAGACCCGCCGGCGCTAAAATTACCGGAAACGGAACAAGTGATGGTGTATTACCATTTGCTAAAATATTCGATTCAACTATTCTTGCAACAAGTCAAGGTTCAGTTAGAAGAGGAGCTTCAAGTGTTAATATAGATATTGAACATGATGATTTCTGGGAATGGTTAGAGATTAGAGAGCCTAAAGGAGATGTAAACAGACAATGTTTAAATTTACACCAATGTGTTGTAGTTTCTGATGGATTTATGCAAAAGGTGAAAGCTGGAGATAAAGAAGCAAGAAAAAGATGGACTGCAGTTATTAGAAAACGTAGATCTAGTGGAGAACCATATATAATGTTTAAAGGAAATGTAAATAATGCAAACCCAGAAGCATACAAGCAAAATGGTCTTAAAGTTTACATGACAAACATTTGTTCTGAAATTACACTACACACTGACGAATCACATTCATTTGTATGTTGTTTAAGTTCTTTAAACTTGGCAAAATATGAAGAGTGGAAAGACACAGACTTAGTATATACTGCTACAATTTTCTTAGATGGAGTTCTTACAGAATTCATTAATAGAGCAAAATACATGAGAGGTTTTGAAAACTCTGTTCGTTCTGCTGAAAAAGGCCGAGCATTAGGATTAGGAGTTTTAGGATGGCACACTTATTTACAAGACAAGAATATTCCTTTTGATTCTTTAACAGGACAATTTGAAACAAGAAAGATATTCTCTCAAATTAAAGTTGAAAGTGAAAGAGCTAGTAGAGATTTAGCTACAGAATATGGTGAACCATTATGGTGCGTTGGAACAGGAATGAGAAACACACACTTAAGAGCTATTGCACCAACTGTTAGTAATTCTAAGTTAAGCGGAAACAATTCTCCAGGTATTGAGCCATGGGCAGCAAACGTTTTTACAGAACAAACTGCTAAAGGAACATTCATTAGAAAGAATCCAACGCTAGAAATAGCACTAGATAAAATTGGTAAAAATACTAAAACAACATGGGATCAAATCCTAAGAGATGGTGGAAGTGTTTTAGGTTTGGATTGGATCAATGATTATTACGTATTAACAGGTACTAAATCAGACCATGAAAGTGGATCAGGAAAAGCAATCACTAAAAAACAATTAGAAAAACTACCATCATTGTTACAGGCTGATTATATTCCAATGGGAGATGTTTTCAAAACATTCAAAGAAATTAATCAATTAGAGCTGGTAAAACAAGCAGGTATTAGACAACAATATGTTGATCAATCAGTTTCATTAAATTTAGCTTTCCCTAAAGAAGCAGAACCTAAGTTTATTAATAAAGTACATTTAGAAGCGTATGAACAGGGAATTAAGACTCTATATTATATGAGAACTGAATCAGTATTAAGAGGAGATATAGCAGCACAGGCGATAGATCCAGATTGCCTATCCTGTGACGGGTAGGAATAAAAACTGAAATAGCCAACCTGAAATATGGTTGGATTTTAGGACCGTTTTAGTTAACGGCACGGGGTAAGAAAAAGTTCGCTACTATTCTTACCCCATTTTTATTTAGATATATAGAGTATAAAAATATTGATATACATGAAACATATTAAAGATTTAAACGAATTTGCAGATTTTCTAGGAATGCAGGCCGATTTAGTAGGAATGACAAGAGAAGAATGGACGGCAGCATACGGAACTTCAGTAGCAGGCGTTGATGAAAAAAACGATGATGGAACTATTTCAGATGATGAAGACGAAGAAGCTGAAAACTTTATGGCTGACGTTAGATTTATGACTATTGAATTAATAGAATATATCGCCAAAGAAGCTGATAAAATTGGAGGATCTTTCAGAGCACCTGGATATGAAGCCACCGCTAAGAAATTAATAAAACAAGTTATGAAAGAAAAGAAATTTAAATTTTAATATTTCACCGCTATACTACACTAAACCAGGGCTTTGATCCTGGTTTTTTTATTTTTGAAACTTTTTACTTATTTTGTTTATAATACCTAAATATAATATTTAAATAAATCCAATAATGAAAATCACAATTAACAAAGTAGATCAAAACAATTTCATTAGCTTCATCAACAGATTGAAAGTTATTGATACATTTGTATATTTCAAAATCAAAGACAATGTCGTTCAGGCATCTGCTTATTTACCACAGAGAGACGCTGTGAAACATCACAGAGTTCCAGTAGAACAAATGTTCCAAATCGAACAAGCGCTTCCAACTGAAAAAGAATTAAAGATCGCTTTCTTTGACGCAACTAAAATTACAGATGCATTTAAGCAATTTGAATATGATTCTATTCAGGGTGAAATTGAATTTATTGAAAATGAAGACGATTTTGTTGCAACAACATTCCGTATTTTTAACGATGAATTAGAAATTACACTTGCATGTTCAGAGCCTTCTTTAGGATATAAAGATCTTACAGATTCTCAAATCACTTCAATCTTTAATACAGACGAAGCAAACTATAAATTTAACATGGATTTATCTACATTAAATAAAGTTAAATCTTTATTTGGACTAGATAAAGAAGAGACTTTCTCAATCGAAGCAAACGGTAAAGGTGTAAAATTAACAGGTAACACATACAACATGCTAGTTACTCCAGATTATGATGGAAAGGCAGGTAGAAAAGTTACACTATTCAAAAAATACTTAAATCTACTAGACAAAGAAGATTATACAGCAAACGTAATGGACAATCGCGTCGTGTTAAGATCAAACGAATCTGAAACACTATTAACAATCGCAACTTGTCAAACCGCTGAATAATAATAAATGTTAGAGATAGAACAACTAATAGAGAAGCCAGAATCAGAGCTTAACGAAGCTGAAACAAGGACATTGATTGATCACTATTCAACAATGTCAGCAAAATACACCGCGTATGAGCAAGCTGTTAAAGTAACGTTAAACTCGATTTACGGTGCCTTTGGAAATAAATGGTTTCACTTTTTCAATATTGAAATAGCAGAATCAATTACGATACAGGGTCAAAGTGCAATTCTATATTCTGAAAAGATCTTAAATAAATACTTTCAAGATTTTTGGATGAAGGACACTGCGGTTCACAATCACTTTAATATTAAAGTAGTTAATAAACTCGTTAGACCATCAGTTGTTTATATCGATACAGATTCATGCTACGTTCAATTTGAAGAGATGTATGAGTCTATTGAATGGCTAGGCCCAGAGAAACTAACAATTGATAAGTTCATTATGGAACTATACAATTTTAGAATCAAGGACTATATTACTAAGTGTATGGCAAAGTACGCTGAAACAACAAATACAGATAATTTCTTGTATTTTGATTTAGAGACTATTGCATACTCAGGTATTTGGTTAGCCAAAAAGAAATACTTACAAAATATTGCATGGGAAGATAAGCTCGATGAAGGAGATAGATATCCAACTTTATCTAAAATAAAAACGATAGGGTTTGATACTATACAAAGTTCAACACCGGCAGTTGCTCGTAAGCATTTAACTGAAGCACTTAAATTAGTATTGTCTGAGAAGCCAACATCTGATTTACTTAAGAAATTGGTAGAGTATTTGAAAAAATGTAAGAAGGAGTTTAAGCTAGTTGACGTTGATCAGATTGCATTTAACAAAAGAACTAATAATATTGAGAAGTATATCGTTGATGACACTATCGAGTTCCAGATTGGTTCCAAGTGTCCTCCTAATGTTAAAGCAGCGGGATTCTATAATTTCTTAATGAATACTAATCCTAAATACAAGAATAAGTATAAAATGATTGGTAATGGCGAGAAACTAAAGTTATATCATTGTAAGCACACAACGTGTGATATGTTTGCATATATGCCAGGGGATCATCCATATGAGATAGCTCCGGAAATTGATTATGAACTTCAATTTGAAAAGAGTGTAATTGATCCTTTAAATAGAGTATTGAAAGCATGTAGCCTTCAAACACTAAACAGAAACTTAATTTATTCAACATCATTATTTTAATATGAAACCAACATTTTACGAAACAGTATCAAGTATTGTTAAAACAACACCTAACAATATGAATTTAGGAGATTCAATCAGATCTTTAGTTAATAAGATAGAATCTGCGGTAGAATCACCAAAGCAGGTGGTTACAAATCAACGAACGATATTTGATGAAATAAAAGAAAGACAAGATGAAAATAGATCCTAAAAAATTATTAGAAGATTTAACGGCGGCTGATAAAGCTAAAGTAAAAGAATATCAAAAACTACACATGAGGTTGAAGGTATTAAAATCTCAAATGAGCGATATTCAAGATGAAACTCATGATTTAATAGATACTCTTGAAAAAATGAGAGCAAAAGAAAATAAAGACAAAGACAATGGCTAAAAAAGATTTTACATTTAACGATTTAAATAAAGAACTTGCGGAATTAAATCCGCTAGGTTCTGTTATGAACGAATCAAACTTCTCAGAAGTAACTGAGTGGATTCACACTGGAAACTATCACTTGAATGCATGTGTTAGTGGTTCCCTTTTCGGAGGATGGCCAAACAACAGATCTTGTTCAGTGGCAGGTCCTTCTGGAACTGGTAAAACATTCCTTACCTTAAATTCTGTAAGAGAAGCAATCAACATGGGTTATAGCATAATCTATTATGATTCAGAAGCAGCTGTAGATAAAGAACAAATGATCAAGTTTGGTATTGATATTACTAAGGTAAATTATCAGCCAATGAATACTGTTCAAGATTTCAGAACTTCTATTACAACAATTACTCAAAAGATGCAAGAGATCAAAAGAAACGGCGGAAAGATTCCAAAGCTTATGATCATCTTAGATTCTGCGGGTAACTTAGCAACAAGAAAAGAAATTGACGATGCAGCATCTGGTAGTGAAAAATCAGATATGACTCGTTCAAAGATCTTAAAATCTATATTTAGAATTATAATGACGCCATTGGCAGATTTAAAGATTCCATTTATATTTACAAATCACACATACCAATCTCAATCGTTTATTCCAATGCAAATCGCAGGTGGAGGAACTGGTCCAGAATACGCAGCATCAATCGTGCTTATGTTAGGAAAGGCACAGTTAAAAGATGGAGCTGATAAAGTTGGTATTATTGTAACTGCAAAACCTTCAAAGAATCGTTTCGCAAAACCAACTCCAATTAAATTCCACTTAAACTTTAGTGAAGGTATGAATCCTTACGTAGGTTTGGAACAATACGCTACTTGGGATATTTGTGGAATTACAAAAGGAACTATTGAAAAAGGAGTTAAGGTTCCTAAGGCAACCGCAAGGGGATGGATCTGCGATCACTTGGATGAAACCGTACCAAATAAAGATTTCTTTACTGATAAGGTATTTACTAAAGAAGTATTAGAGAAGATTGAAGTACATATCAAACCTTTATTCAATTATAATTCAGAATCAAGTTCATTAGATATTGAAGAAATGTTAAATGACTCAGTAGAATCATAATGAAAGTAGATGTTCATTCTATCGTAGAAGATAAACTACCAATAAGATATATTCTAGGCATTCAGGATAGGTTAGAAGCCTTTCCTGATGCTTATGATATTTTATACATATTCATTAATGAAGCAGTTAAACGCCCTGACAGACAAAAGGAAACGTTCACAAAGCACGCTTTAATGAAATACCATTCAAAGGGTAATCTTGATAACGCAGAAGAAGGCCTTAAAAGAGGACTTCAGTTAGGTTTAATTGAACAGATCAAATTTGAAGAAGGAAAAGAAACATACGAAATAAAAATAAACCCATACATATGATAGCAGTATTTGACGACTTTGTACAAGACGAAAACTTATTAAAAGAAATAGCAGAACAAGGAGATTCTTTTTATATACCAACAGGTCAATATAAATATTGGAAAGGCTGGTGGAATTCAGATCCTAAAAATGTTAAACAAAAACTAGCTCAATATATTTGGAAAGATAATTTCCCTCTTAGACTTACAATGCCAAACATTGATGGCTTTGAATACTGGACAGGTATTCAAGATGGATCTGAAAACGGGCGTAGAAACTATTTAGAATTACACTTTGATGATGATGTTAAATATCGTCAAGAAACAGGTAACAGAATGTTCCCAGTCCTTGGATGTGTGTATTACCCTCCAGGATTTAAATTCACAGGTGGAGATTTATTAATCTATACTGAAGGTGAAGGAGAAAAACCAGAGGTTGTTAAAACTCGAGCTAATAGATTGGTTATTTTTAATCCAGGTACAGTAGTACATGGCGTAGATACGGTAACTGAAGGAATTAGAGGAGCTATTGCAATTAACGTATGGGATCAAGAGCCTTGGTCAGTAGGACAAGGTCATATTATATTAGAATAGATTGAAACATTACAGTATTTATCATTATAACCTAGTATAAACAAACTTACACATGAAATTCGGACAAGACTTTGAAAAAATCTTTTTTAAACTATCGCTGGCTAAGCCAAAGTATTTAGAAATTATAAAGAAAGGATTTTACACGTCAGACGATATAGATACTCTACATTTTTTAGCATCTAAATTCTACGAAAAATTCCACGAAACTCCTTCTAAAGACCAGATGATTGTTCTTACAAAGAACCCAAAGATCAGAGGTAAAATTGAAGAAGACATCGTTGAATTAATATACAATGTAGATCTAATAAATTACGATGATGAGTGGTTAACTCAGACGGCAGAATCTTGGATTAAATGGAGAAACTTTGATAGTACCTTAATGGACACTATTGAATATGTAAAAACAACAGAAGTTACTCCAGAAAATACCGATGATATTATATCAAAGGTTAAAACTTTAATTAATGATCGTAATGCAATTGTATTTAATTCAGATATTGGATTAGATTTCTTTAAAGCAGAAGATCACTATAGCGCAGAGCGTGTTAAGGTAAGTACGGGATATCAATTCTTAGATAGAGTTCTTAACGGAGGCTATGATAAAGATGGTTCTTTAATAGTATATGTCGGAGAACAAAATATTGGTAAGTCTATTTTCTTAGCAAATGATGCTGCAAGTTTTGTAAAGATGGGAGTTAATACTGCATTCGTTTCGGCGGAGATGGCAGCTCATAAAGTAATGAAACGTATCGGAGCAAACTTATTAACCATTCAAATGAATGATTATGACGACAAAGCAAAGAACGTAGATTTAATGAGACGTAAGATTGAAACTGTTGGAGATGGTTTAACACCTCCTGGTAATCTTTTCGTAAAACAATTCCCAACATCACAAGCAACTGTTACGGATATAGAATCTTACTTAAAACAAATAGAAGAAGAGAAAAAGATTAAATTAGGAGCAATTGTTATTGATTATATTAACATCTTAGCAAATTACAGAAATCCAAACTCTGAAAATATGTACTTAAAGATCAAGCAAATTGCTGAAGATTTAAGAGCAATGGGAGTAAGGAATGGTTGGTTAATCGTCACAGCTACTCAGATTAATAGAAACAATTATAATTCAAGTGATATTGGAATGGGAGATGTTGCAGAATCTGCAGGTCTTTCACACACAGCCGATATGATGCTAGGAATTATACAAGACGATTTAATGAGAGCCAGTCAAGAATACTGGTTGAAAATCCTGAAAATCAGGGACGGAGAAGGAAAAGGAACAAAATGTAAACTAGATATTAATTATAGTTACATGAGACTTACAGAAACCGGAGAAGTAACAAACTCAAACATACACAGTTTATAATGAGAACAAAAAGAGATAAAATATTCGATAATACTTTCGAGGAAACAGAATACGAACACGACACTTCAATGTCTTTCGAACTATCACCGAGAGTTGTAGATAATAGATCAGAAGAGGAGAAATTAGAATCAGGTTTAATTGCGAAAGAAATCCATGATCTAATTTCTAATTCAAGATACAAGAAGTTTAATGTAATAGATGAATTTCAACAAACTGTTAAATTAAAGAAACTAGATATCAATGATGTATATGAATTTATATCAGATGAAACTAGAGCATCTTATTCTATGGTGGATGTATTCTCAGAACTTTGTGATTACTTTAACATAAACCCAACGCGGTTTTACCAGTCGTTAGGCAATAAATTCAAAGAAGAACTTATAGAACAACTTGATGAAAGAACAAATATACTAAAGAAGAAAAACATAAATAGACTTTTTTAATATGATCGACGGTAAAATCTTAAAAAGACCTGTGAAGAGGATTTGGATTTTAGGTGATATGCACTTAGGTGTACGATCAAATTCAATGGAATGGTTAGAAATCCAAAAGGATTTTTATGAAAATCAATTCATACCTACCCTCAAAAAGAATGTAAAACCTGGAGATATATTAGTTCAGGTTGGAGATGCATTCGATAACAGACAAAGTATAAATTTAAAGGTATTGCATTATGCAGTAGACCTTTTTGAAAGACTGGGTGAAATACTACCAGTCCATGTTATTTGTGGAAACCATGATATATGGGCTAAGAAGAGTAATGATGTTACTTCAATCGATAGTTTAAAATGGATTCCAAATGTTGCAATCTATAAAGAACCTAAAGAATTTAAATGGGCAGACAAGAGGGTATTGTTAATGCCATGGAGAAAAGATACAGATCATGAAGTTGAAACTCTTGCAGAATATCCACATTCAAATATTGTGTTTTGTCACTCTGAAGTAAGAGGTATTAAATTAAATGCAAAGGTTACTAATTTACATGGAGTTGAAGCAAACTCTTATGATAACTATCTTGCAGTTTTCTCAGGACATATCCATTACAGACAAACTAAAGGTAGATTAAGAATGGTTGGAGTTCCATATCAATTAACCAGATCTGATTCAAACAACGCAAAGGGATTTGACCTCGTTGATTTAGGGACCATGGAGGAAACTTTCTTCGAGAATGATAGATCACCCAAGTTTGTGAAGACTTACCTTACAAGTCTATATAATACAACTCTCGGTGAATTCAAAGATCAGATACGCAACAATTTTGTAGATTTGTTCGTTCCATCTCATATCGCAGCATCAAGCGCACTATCTAAATTTATCAATTCCATTCAAGAAGTTGGTAGAAAAGTAGAACCAAACATATATGAGCAAGATACATTTATCGATAAAGATATGTATGACATGGAGGAAATTGAAGAACTTTATAAGAACTATAATATTATGCACCTATGCGATATGTATGTTGATGGAACTACGCATGACGATGAAACAAAGGATAAGATTAAGAGTAGAATAAAGAAATTGCACGATCTATGTGCATATAACTATGATAGCGACCACTAATGAAGATTCAATCAATAGAGTTTAAGAATTTTGCAAGTTATGGTAATTCAATTCAAAGATTAGAATTTGAAGATGATTCTTCTGAGTTATTTTTAACACTAGGTAAAAACGGACACGGTAAAACCACAATTGCGAATGCGATTGTTTATGCGTTATATGGTAAAGTTGAAGGTGTTAAGATGGCAGACTTACCAAATAGAATTAATAAAGAATTATGGGTAAAGATTAATCTACAATGCGGAACTACAGAAGTTAGCATTGAAAGAGGATTGGCTCCTGGTAAATTTGAGGTTAAATTAAATGGTATCGAATTTGATAAAGCAGGTAAGAGATCAGTTCAAGAATATTTAGAAGAGGAAATCTTTGGAATTCCATATCACGTATTTAAAAACATCATTATTCTTTCAGTAAATGACTTTAAGTCTTTTTTATCAATGACTAATTCTGATAAGAAACAAATTATTGATAAGATGTTTGGCTTTTCTATATTAAATGAGATGCAGCAGCAAATTAAAGAAGAGCGTAAAGGATTAAAGGTAGATATAGATGTATATGAGCGTGAATTGAAATCAATCAATGAAAATATCACTTCAGTTAATATGCAATTGAATGAATTAATGGTAGAATCTAACGAAAAAGACAAGGCTAAGATTCAAGAATTAAAAGATACTTTAATTAAATATTCTGAAAATAAGAAAAAATTAGTAGATGCACAACAGACTATTTCAAATAGCGTTGCAAATATTAAAATAAATTTAACAGATGCAAGATCTGATAAGACTTCATTAGAATTTGAATTAAAATCCTTACGTAATAAATTAAAGTTATACGAAAGTAATACATGCCCTACTTGTGAAAGCCCGTTAGAGGGAGAATTCCACATATATCGTAAGACTGAAATGGAATCAAAGGCACTTACACTCCCTGCTCAAATTGAAGCTGCCACTATCAATGTAAAATCTATTAATGATTCTATTGAGTCATTAAGAACTAAAGATCTTGCAATCAGAGATAAAGTTTCTTCGATCAATGCAAATATTAATAATCTTAAGAAAGAATTGCTAAAGATTAAAGATTCTCTAGAAAAAGGATCTGACTTTTCACATATGAAACAATTGATATCTAACTTTGAAACTCAAGAAACTGAGAAATTAGAAGCAAAATCAAAAGTTAATGCAGACTATTATTTCTTAGAGAATTTAGAAGAAATATTAGGAGAAGATGGTGTAAAGAATCTTGCAGTTAAAACAATACTACCAGGATTAAATACAAATATCGCTGCAATGACGCAAACAATGCACTTGCCATTTCATATTAGATTTGATGAAAAGTTTGATTGTATCATTAATCATTTAGGTGAAGAAATTAATCCAATGACCCTTTCAACAGGAGAACGTAAGAAGGCAGACTTTATTATTATCATTGCAATTATTAAAATATTAAAACTAAGATTTCCACAATTAAATCTATTATTTTTAGATGAGTTGTTAAGTTCGGTTGATGCAGACGGTGTTCACAACATTCTTAAGATATTAAGTCAGGTAATTAAAGAAAGTAAAATAAACACTTTCGTAATTAATCACTCTGTTTTACCACACGAACTATTTGATAAGAAAATACAGATATACAAAGAGAACGGATTCTCTAAATTCGAGATAGAAACAATAGATTAATATAGATATATAAACCTATATGGCAAGTTACAATTTAAAATTTAATAGCGACGATAGTGTTGTTAGACATACTATTATTGGTTTATTGGCTGATTTAAATAATAAAATTTATTTCCACAGACAATTAGATGCAGATAATCGAAAGGTAATTGATGTGCCTTTTTATTATTCAATAACAGGAGATGATCAATTCTTAAGAGATAATTTCTTATTCTCTACTCCATCAGGGCCAGATTGCCATCCAGACATAGCGTTCGCTGATGGTAATTACGATGTAATACCTAGGGGAATTGTTAGTCTTACCGGATTGGCAATTGATTCAGGTAACTTAGTAAATAAGCGTAACATGGGTACCTATACTAAAATGAATAGCGACGGAGCTATGGAAGGTTATAGTGCAGAATTCGAAATGATTCCAATCACTCTTTCTTTAGATGTTGAAATACTAGTTAGTTCTACATTAGACGCTTTAAAGATAACTGAGATGATTATTAAAAAGTTATATAAATCAAATAACTTTAATGTTGAGGTTGGACATTTAGAAGAAGCAACATATAGATTAAACTCATACTACGCAATTCCAGATGACTTTGAAGTATCTTCTCCAATAGATTTTACATTTGAAGACAAGGACAAATATAAAGTATCTTTCCCGGTAGAGATTAATTCTTTTATACCATCGTTTGAATGGGACACGGAAAGACATGTTGGGAACAGGATGTTTGAAGTTGTAGCATCAACAGTAACATCAAATAATGTGAATGGAGATACGAATGCAGTTCCTGAAAGTACGACATTACCTGGTGCTAATATTGTAATTCCTTTAAATGGAATACTAAATACCGGATTAATTCCAGTAGAGCAGGGATATTATAATCAAGAAGCAATATTATTAGCAACCAATGGTACGGTTACGATCGACACCTCTAATTTTACAGGAGCAACTTCTATTTCAATAGCAGAGGGAGGAGTAGTTAATATCAAATTCTATAATGGAAAATGGTATGTAGTAGGTTCCTCGAACGCAACTATAAATTACTAAAATTAATTAAGATATATAATAAAACAAAAACAATAAATAATATGACAACTAACATTTTAGCACCTTTCTCTACAAACGAGAATACGTCTACATTTTACGTTAACGGAAGATTATTCGAAATGACTGATAACGTTATCACTGAGGTTGAAAATACAAATTCAACTTTAAGAAATGAAATCGCTGCTTTTGAATCTTTTGAATTTACAACTAAAACAATTTCATGGTTCCACGGAACTTCTAAATTCGTATATAGTTTAACTGAAGGAACGTTTACAAATAACGGAACTTTAATAGCTGAAGGAACATTTACAAACCACGTACTATCATCTGGATTAGTAAGATACGAAAACAAAGGAACTGCTGAATTATTTGCTTCACTTCCAACACTTACTGAGAATTTCGTAGTATTAGATTTCGCAGCAACGTTTGAAGGAAACTCAAATACAGTTAACGTATTTAAAATCGAAGAAAAAGTATTTATTTCTAGATTTAACAACGATAACAGAATCGCTAATTTCTTTGAATCTACAGCAAATAAAGCAGTAGAATATATTACAGAAAAAACAGGCGAAAACGCAAACTCTTTTTTAACAGAATTGTTAGAAGGAGAATCAGCTACAATGGCTGAACAGGAATCAACTATCTCAACATATGAAGATATGATTGTATTCTTAAAGGACCAGAGAGGTTTATTAGCAGAGGCCGATAAATCTATCGAAGAGATTAAAGCTGCAGATATCCTAATAAACGAGGAAATCGCAACTTGGGAAACTAAGATTGCTACATTAAGAGCATAATCAATACTAGGTTAAATATAGTTAAAAGGGGAACTTCGGTTCCCTTTTTTTCATTTAGAAACAAAACTACATTAAGGTGTATAATATCTAAATAAACAAACACAAAGTGGCTCGTAAAAAAAACTATTTAAATAACAAAGACTTTTATGCTGAAATGGTTCTATCCAAAGACGCAGATAAGTTAACTCCTACAGCAGAGAAGATGATAATTCTTCTAGCTGAGAAAACAATTAATAAAATGAGATATGTAAGTGAGGATGATCGTAATGACTGTCTTCAATTTGCTATGTTAGATTTATTAAAATATTGGAGGAATTTCAATCCTAAATATCCTAATGCATTTGCATACTTTACTGAGATAGCAAAGAGAGGATATGCTAAAGGATGGAATAAAATACACCCTCAGAAATACAAGGGAACTATTTCAATAACAGGATCATCAGATAATGGTGGAGAACACTCGGGAATTTATACGTTGTAAATGTCAATAAAGAATGTTAAACCAACAAAAAACTCAGGATTCAGTCAAGGATATTACAATCCTCAATTTCCTGAAAAATATGTAGGCCCTCCTCCTATAATATATAGGAGCTCATGGGAACGTAAGTTTTGTATATGGTGTGACATGAATGACAAGGTAATTAGCTGGTCAAGTGAACCCGTTGAAATAAAGTATTGGTCTAGACAAAGTAATAAAGCACATAAGTATTATCCAGACTTTTATTTTAAACAACTACAACAAGATGGAACTAGTAAAGAATATTTAGTTGAAATAAAACCAAAAGCACAGATACAAAAACCTCAACCACCTAAGAAAAATTCAAAAAAAGCTTTAGCTTCTTATAAATTCTTAGCAGAGGCCTATGTAAAAAATATGGATAAATATAATGCTGCCAAAACATATTGTGAAGGCCGCCATTGGAATTTTATCGTATTAACAGAAGATACAATATTAAATGGGTTACGTTAAGGACAAAATAAAAGAACTATCAAAGGAAGCCGGAAGCAAGAAGAGAGCACGTTCCGTTGCAGAGTCATGGTTTAACGAAAGCGTAGGAAGCAGACGATTAACGGAAGCATCATATGTTAGAAGTAGATTTGAACCAGGTAAGATATATGTATTTAACTATAGTCCAATAACAAAAGACCTACCATGGTATGATATGAATCCTGTGGTATTGGCAATTGAAAGGGTTGATGATAATGATTTAGGTGTAAATTTAAATTTATTACCAGTAAAAGTTAAGGAACAATTATTAGATGATCTATATAGAAGATCAGAGAGCGTTATTAAAAATGCGTCTAAAGGTTCAAAAGCCCTTAACGCAAAGACACAGACCTCACTTAGAATAACATATGAGGGTATGAAGACATACTTAAAACAACATGGTTGTGATTTTGCAATTAGACAATATAAACCTAATAGAAAAAGCAGACAGGCTGTTGTTAGTTATAATAGATGGCCAGATATCGCACTATGCGATTTTATTAGTTTAAATGGAACAACAGTTGCTCAAATAAGAGCTATGTTTTCTAAGCGATAAAAAATGAATATATATAAAACAAATAATATAATAATATAAAAAACAATGGCAGGATTCGTAAATAGAAATGGCCCTTTAAGTACAGGTAAAAAAGCATTCACATTAAAAGATAGTCTTAAGAAACTATCTTCGTTTGGAATGTATTATGATGACCTAGTTCTTAGACAGTCTCAGTCGATTGGACCAATGGAAGATGCAATTGGCTTTGGTCAAATGAATCAAATGGGATTAGACTCAGATGATATGTATGGCGCCTTTGCAGCACTATCAATGTCTGATACTAACATGCGTAAGAACATTCCGTTCTTTGATCAAGAGTATGCTGGTAAAAGAGAAGAATTAAGAGCATTTTCAACATATGATGAAATTGAAGATATTTTAGATATCTTATGTGATGAGTCTATTGTATATGATAATAAAAACTTTTTCGCAAATCCTGAAATTATAGGAATGGATGTTAGTGAAGATGTTCAAAAATATCTTAATAAATCTTATAGAGATCTTTACCAATATTTTGGATTCACGTCAGATCAATCTGCGTGGTATTATTTTAGAAAATTCTTAATTGATGGTTATTTATCATTTGAGATTATTTATAACCCAGATCAAGATCAGGTTATTGGATTTAAAGAAATTGATCCTATTACACTGGTACCGGGATATAATAAGACAGATGGTAAGAAAGTATGGACTCAGTTTAAAGACGATCCAGTTAAGGAGAGAGTCCTGTATGACGCACAGATTGTTTATATCTCTTATTCATCTATTACCACAGCATCTAGAGTAAGTTACTTAGAACGTCTTATAAGATCATTTAACTTGATGAGAATAATGGAACATACCAGAGTAATTTGGGCTGTTACTAATTCATCTTATAGAATGAAGTTTATTATCCCAGTTGGAGGTAAATCTAAAACAAGAGCAAAGCAATCGCTAGCTCAGTTAATGAATAACTATAAAGAAGTTGTAGATTTCGATTGGGAATCTGGAAGTATGCATACTGACGGTAAGCCAATGCTACAATTTAATAAAGAATACTGGTTACCAAGTAAAGATGGTGAAAGTCCAGAAATTGAAACACTAGGTGGTGAAGGTCCTGAGTTATCAGATACAGAAGCACTTAAATACTTTACTGATAAACTTAAAGCTGTTTCTAAGATTCCATTTAACAGATTCATGTATGAAGACGGTGGAGGAGACTTTAACTTAGCAGCGGATGGAATGATTAGAGATGAAATCAAATTCTCTAAATTTATTAAAAGATTAAGATCTACATTCCAAGAGATATTAGTAAAACCACTTCACATTCAAATGTGTCTTAAATATCCTGAATTTGCAGATGATGCAGCATTCAAATCACAAATATCATTACAGTTTACTGAAGAAAATATGTTCGCTGAATTAAAGCACATGGAAATAATGGAACGTAGAATAAACTTTGTTAGTGAATTAAAAGATTCATTAGTTGAAACAGATCCTATAACAATGGAAGAAGTTTCATACTTCGATCAAGATTTCTTAGTAGACAGATACTTAAAGTTATCACCAGATGATAAAGCAGCAAATGAAGCATATAAAGCACGTAAAGCTGCAAAAGATGCTGAAGAGCCTGATGCTGATCCAAATGATATGGGCGGCTTTTAAAAATTAGATATATAATTATATGAAACATGTAAAACTATTTGAACAATTCCTTAAAGAAATAAAGGAAGCAGTCAATGTAACGCCAGATTCTGATGTAATCGTAGATGATTACACAACAGACGATATGTTAGAAATTAAAGCCACTGAAATTGTTGGAGCTATTGTAAGTTCTGAAACAGAAAAGGAGTTTGAAGATTATTTCTATGATGCATACGGCCAAGGAGTATTCACAAAAAATGATATCGAATCTTTAAAGAAATATTTCTTAGATTATGAAACAGAATTAGTTGCTGCTGAAACAGAAGCTGAGGAAGCTGAAAAGGCAGCTGAAGCACCTGAGGAAGAAGATCCATTAGCAGGAATAGAATAATTTAATTTTTTAAAAATCCCATCTTTTAATAAAGATATATAGATCGGAAG